GGTGCCGGTCCCTCTGAAAAGGCTCCTAGGGGCGTCACGCTGGAACCCTCCACTACCCTCCACCTTTCCATGTTTTCTGCGGGTTTGAGGCTCCTGCCAAAAATAATTGAAAAAAAGTGAGGCTCCGGGGTTGAATATCAACGGAGCCCTCGTTATGTATGGGGCTCGTTGTTGAATTTGTCCCCGGGGCTGCTGGCCCCACCGAACCGAGAGAGAGAGCCTCCATGATCACTGTCCTGACCCAGACGACCCCGATCCCGACCGCCGTTCGCGGCAAGGTCCGCGCCATGATCAAGGCGCAGCCGGGCTTCTCCGCTTGGTGCGCCCAGATGAGCATCGACAGCCGAGAGGTGAAGAACCGGCACCTGATCCAGTATGCACTGTCCCACAACTTGGACGTGTCGGTGCTGGCGATGATCAACGGGGTCAGCGCCAACAAGATGGGCCATGCCATCCTCAACCCGGTGCCGGTCGCTCCGGCTCCTGTCGTGGTCGAGCAGGCTGAGATCATCACCGAGGAGGAGTTCGCCGTGATCGAGAAGCAGGCAGAGCAGTTCGCGGTCGAGGCCGCAGCCGAGGGCTGGGTCGAGGCTCGCGAGGCGACCATCACCGCCGAGAACATCCTTTCCAACGTCGAGCAGTTCCTGTCGCCGGTCGTGCGTGCCGAACTCATGAAGGCGCTTCAGCCGGTGGTCCTCGCGGCCAACAAGCCCGCCGTCGTGCAGGAGGTCGAGAAGATCATCATTCGTGACGCGCTTCCCGTGGCCCCGGCTGGAGCCCTCGCCTACGCCGTGAAGGGCAAGCAAATCCCGATTGGCAAGGTGTTCGGCTTCAAGGGCGAGCACAGCCACTCCCCGATCAGCCTGTGGGAGAGCCACGGTGCTGCCCCGGCCATCGATCCGCTGTGGGTGGTGAACCCGTTCGATATTCGGGCTCTCGGCACCGCCATCGAGCGCGGCACCAATGTGTGGCTGGTCGGCCCCGGCGGCAGCGGCAAGTCCACGATGCCGTGCCAGTTCGCGGCCTACGTCGGTCGGCCCTACGTGAAGATTTCGTTCACGCGCAACAGCCATGTCGATGACATGATCGGTGGAACGGGCGTCAAGCAGGGCGATACGCAGTGGGACGACGGCGTTCTCATTCAGGCGATGAAGCGCCCGGGCACGATCATCCACCTCGATGAGATCAGCCTCGCGCCTGCCGGTGTCCAAGGCATCTTTCAGGGCGTGGCCGACGATGCCCGCACCTACTTCCTGCCCACCGGGGAGAAGGTGGTCGCTGCTCCGGGCGTGGTGTTCGTCGTTGCCGACAACACGAACGGTCAGGGCGATGAGACCGGGCTCTATCACGGCACCAACCCGTGCAACGCGGCTCTGGTCAACCGCTTCAAGCGCATGGTGAAGATCGATTACATCAGCAAGGAACTGGAGGCACAGGCGCTGAAGAACCACACTGGAGCCCCGCTCCCGGCCTGCGAGCACGTCGCTGATTTCATGCACCGCGCCCGCAAGATGCCGCAGATGGAGAACGTGGTGCTTTCCCTGCGTAACATGGTCGGCATGGTGCAGGGCGTGCTCGATGGCTTCTCTCCCAAGCAGTCGTTCGAGATGAGCGTTCTCAACGCTCTGGCCAACACCGAGCGCGCCGCCTTGGAGACGCTTTTCACGCTGACGTGGGCTGCTGAGTTCAGCGCCCTGATGGCGGGCTCTCAGGTGGATGTTGCCCACGTCGCCAACACGCCTCAGGGCGCAGGCGCACAGGGCGTGTTCGATGACGAGGTGAGCGCCGCGATCATCCGATAAAAAAAGTTCAGGGCCCCCGTTGAAATTCAACGGGGGCCACCTTATATCGTGCGAAGCACGAACCCGAACCGAGAGAGAAAACCATGTACACCTACCCGCAAGCCCTCGACGCGATGCACAAGATTTTCAAGGAACTGCTGTTCCTGCGCTACCCTTCCTTTGCCGCGACCATTGTCCTCAACGTGGTCCCCGACCCGGTTTCCGGCACTGCCTCCGTTTCGTGGGAGTGCTACGGTGCTCACGGTCGGCTCTCTGCCGTGACCGTCCGCATGCCGGTCCTGCCCGCGAACTACAAGATGTCCGCGCAGGAGTTCGATGACTACGCTGGCCTGATCCTGCATGAGTTCGGCCACCCGGTGTTCACCGACGACGCCTCTTGCGACCGGGCTCGCCGGGAGGGGTTTTTCAAGTTGCTGAACGCGCTTGAGGATGTCCGCATGGAGAAGGCGGTCATCGACGCCAAGATCGTCGCCAACGCCCAGACGGTGTTCGAGAAACTGGTCTACTCGCTGGACTACCGCATGGGTCGCGACGAGTTCGATGCCAACGCCTCGCGCAACATTGGTCTGGTCATGGCGTTCTTGGGGCGTCATGCCAACGGCTACGCGATCGATGCCTCGATCATCACCAAGAAGATCGACCCCAACGGCAAGGTGGCGAAGGTTCTCGGCTGGGCGCTGCCCGCGCTCATGAAGTGCGCCGACACCAACGCATGTCTGATCCTTGCACGCCGCATCCAGAAGGCGCTTCCCAAGGACAAGGCGAAGGAGCCCGAGAAGGGTCGCGGCGAAGCCACCGAGGGCCAGAAGGGCGAGCCCCAGAAGGGCGAGCAGGGCGAAGGCCAGCAGACCGACCAGCCTTCGACCGAGAAGGGCGAGAAGAAGGGCGAGCCCCAGCAGTCGCAGGACAAGGGCGAAGCCCAGAAGGACGCGCCGGTCGGCGGTGGTGCCGGTGAAGAGCAGGAGCCCCTGACCGATGCCGACATCGAGAGCGCCGACATTCGCCCGGAGAACCCCAAGGCGCTGACCAAGGAGAACAGCGCCAACGCCCAGACGGAGGCCAACATCATTCAGGCGATCCGTCAGGCGCAGGCCAAGGCCGACAAGCCTTTCAAGAAGGCTCAGAACGCGCAGCCGGTGCTGGCCAACGCGATTGCCCAGATGGCTTCGACCGCCACCCGCCAGCGCGCTCTTTTGGCTCGCGCCCTGAAGCGCAACGAGGACGACCTGTACGAGGGTGGCCTGAAGCACGGCAAGTTCGATCGCCGCGCTGCAGCCAACATGCGGGCCGGTTCGGTCAACGTGTTCGGTCGCCGCGAGATGATCGATGGCTACGAGACCGACTGCGTGATCCTCGTTGATGGTTCGGGCTCCATGTGCTTGGGCAACATCGACAAGGCGACCATCTTCGCTCTCGTTGTCGCACAGGCGGCTGCACAGGTTGGCGTTGCCTGCTCGACCTACGTGTTCGGTACCAACGGTTCGGGCTTCGCGTCCAACGGTCTGGTGGCGATTAACGAGGGTCGCAGCAGGCCTGATGCAGCCAAGTTCGCCCACATGATCGAGATCGCAGGAGGCGGAACGCCTCTCAGCCCTTCGATGCTGGCGGTGGCCCAGAAGCAGGTCGTCAGGGCACGTGGCAAGCGCAAGGTGATGTTCGTGATCTCGGATGGCATGTGCTCTTCCGGGCCCAACACGCTGAAGGGCGTTGCCACCTACATCGAGCAGTCGATGGGCGTTGAACTGGCGCACATGAGCATCGGAAATCCTCTTCGTGGGTGCTTCAGGAACGAGGTCTACGTGAACCCTCAGGATGACGTGGCCAACGTCGGCCTGACCTCTCTGGTGAAGGCGCTGGAGGCGGGGGTATGAGCGCCTTCCAGTGGGGGTGCCTCGCCTTCGTGCTGGCACCCTTCCTCCAGTTGATCAGCGCCCGGCTGATGCTGTGGGTGTTCTGGGTAGGGCTGGCGATCGCCTTACTGGCGATCTTCGCCCACTGACCGGGTGCTCTCTGCCCGGTTTATCGAGAGGCCCGTGCCAGCAGCACGGGCCTTTTCTTTTGGGTTGTGGTGGCGCTCGAAAAGCACAACCAGCAAACTAGCCGAAATGGCAAAGGAAGCCCGTACAGAGGCTTCGTGGACCTAGGGGGTACAATTCCACCCCCGACCCCACGGACGCGCTGTACGGGCTTCCTTTGCCATTTGAGGGCCATTCGGAGGGGTATTGCTCGACCCGGTTTGGCGTTTCGGGCGATCATCAGGTTGTGCTCGCCCACAGGGAAGCCCGTACAGAGGCACGGAGGGTCGAGGGGCACTTTCCCCGGTCCAAGCGCCTCGCGCCTCTCACAGGCCTTCCCTGTGGCCAGCAGGGCCTGTTCTGGGGTATGGGTTCGGTCATGGCGACCAAGGACACGCTGACGCCCCGGCAGGATGCATTCGCTCGACATGTCGCGATGGGCACGCCGCTGGGCGAGGCCTACCTGATGGCGGGCTACAGGGCGACTGGCAACGACGTTTACGTCGGTGGATCGAAACTTGCCAAGGTCCCAAAGATTTTGACCAAGATCGACCAAGTCCGAGCCGACATGACCGAGGCGCGTCGGAGAGCGCTGGCCACGACCATGATCGTGACAGCCTCGACCATCAGCGAGATGCTTGCGACAGTGTTCGCCAACGCCACCAAGGACAAGCAGCACGGCGCGGCTGCGACCGCTGCCATGGGGCTGGCCAAGGTTCACGGGCTCTTGGTCGATAAGACCGAGGACGTGACGCGCAGGGCTGCGAGGAGCCCTGACGCGCCGATCGAGATCGAGGTCGAGCACTGGCTGACCGAGCAGACGGGGCTCCCGAGCCCTGCCAACGGTGCGCCATTGGAGCCCCAAGAGGTGCAGGATGAGCCCGCCCAGCGGGGCACGGAGACAGTTCACCAGAGCCCCGAGGGCTCTGTCCCCCAGACGCAGGGCTCCGAGGCATCAGAGCCCTCTGAGAAGGCCGACGAAGTAGACCGATTTATACAATGATTTCAATGGGTTAACTCATCTGCTCAGTGAGTAATCACTCACTGAGCAGTCGAGCCCCGGGGGCCGGGGGCCGATCCCGGGACGACCCGGGGGGTGGGTATCGGGGCCCCCCGAAACGCCGGGAAATAACCAACATGGGACCCGTTGATATTCAACGCAGGTACCGGGACTTAATTTTTCGGAGGGCTCTATGAAAATTGTCCACGGCTTTATCCCACAGCGAGGCCCGCAATACGCCTTCATCACCTGTCCCTGTGACGTGGTGATCTACGGCGGGGCTCGCGGCGGCGGCAAATCCTACGCGACGCTTGGGGAGTTTTGGCTGCACGCGCAGGACTACGGTCACGATGCCAAGGGCCTCATGGTCCGACGCTCCCGGGAGGACCTCAAGGACACGATAGAGACGGCGATGACCATGTACGGCAGCGCCGCTGTCTGGAACGACCAGAAGAAGTTCTTCCGGTTTAAGGGCGGGGGTGTACTTCACATGGCGTATCTTGAAACCGACGCCGACGCGATGAACTATCAGGGGTGGAGCCTTACTAGGGTCTACGTAGAAGAGTTGACCCAGTATGCCAGCCCCAAGGGCATCTTCAAACTGTTCGCCACCTTGCGCTCCAATGTCGGCATCCGCTGCCAGTTCCGGGCTACCTGCAACCCCGGCGGTCCCGGTCACCACTGGGTCAAGCAGTGGGCCATCGACCTCGGGCCGATGACCCCCTTCAAGGACCCCGAAACCGGCCTGATCCGTATTTTCATCCCTGCCAAACTCACCGACAACCCTGCCCTTCTCGTCAGCGATCCGCATTATATTAACCGGCTAAAGGCTTCGGGCTCCCCCGAGTTAGTCCGGGCGTGGCTGGAAGGCGACTGGAACATCATCGAGGGTGCCTTCTTCCCCGAGTTCACCCATGCCCGGCATGTCATCGAGCCCTTCACTGTCCCAGAACACTGGATACGGTTCCGGTCTGGTGACTGGGGCTCTGCGCGGCCCTACTCGTTCGGCTGGTGGGCCGTCGTTCAGGATGATCATCACCTCCACCTGTCCGGGAGGACACTCCCCAGAGGAGCAATTGTTCGATACCGTGAACTGTATGGGGCGTCCGCTCCCAATGTGGGCCTCAAGCAGCCCGCCGAGCAGGTCGCGAAACTCATCAGAGCCGCTGACAACTTCGAGGAGATTGCATATGGCGTTCTCGATCCCGCTGCCTTCGCTGTCCATTCAGGTCCCTCCATTGGTGAGGTCTTTGCGCGTGCCGGGGTCTACATGCGTCCTGCTGATAACTCGCGTCTCTCAACGCCGAAACGAATGGGCGGCTGGGACCAAGTCCGTGCCCGCCTCCGTGGGAACCCGGACGGTGAGCCTATGCTGTTCATCTTCCAGACCTGTAAGGCACTGATCCGAACCATCCCGATCATGCAGCACGACGAGGATCGTCCAGAGGACCTCGACACCGAAACCGAGGACCACGCGATGGATGATTGCCGCTATGCTTGCATGTCAAGGCCTTTTACCGCTACCTTTGGTACGCTAGAGGACCGAAACCCCTTCCTCATCGCAAACGCCTTCAAACTGAACGAGTTGCAATAAATGGCCCAAGACCCCGCCTTGGAGCCCCAAACCGAGCCCCCGGTCCCTGCCGGTCGCCCGGATGAAGTCGTTGAGGAAACCGTCACCGCCCCAGAGGACGAGATCGACAAGAAGTACTGGGAGCAGTGCCTCTCCGACGCCGAGCGGGCCGAGCACGACTGGCGCAACCGCGGCAGGGACATCATCAAGATTTACCGCAACGACGGCTGGTACACGGGCCAAGCGAAGCGCAAGCAGAACGCCAACCAGACGTTTAATATCCTCTATTCCAACACCGAAGTGATGCTCCCGGCGGTCTACGCCAAGCCGCCGCAGCCTGTTGTTCGATCCCGCTTCGTCAAGAAGGCGGCACCGCCGCAGCCGATGCCGATGATGCCGCCCCCCGGTCCTCCCGGAATGGCTCCTCCCGGCATGCCGCCGCCGGGGCTCCCGGGTTCTGTTGGGGTCCCCGGAGGTCCCGGCGGTGCGCCTCCACCCCCTCCCGGAATGGGTCCCCCACCCATGGCGGGTGCCGGTCCCCCACCTCCTCCCATGGGCCAACCGGCACCCATGCCGACCGACAACTCCGTCGGCATCGATATCAATCTGCAAGGCTTGCAGCCCCCGCCACCCCTTCCTCCAGCGCCGCCCCCAGCGCCGCCACCGGAGATGGGGCCACCGGGGCTTCTGCCCCTGCCGGACGGCATGCCAGCGCAACAGGATATCGAGACAGCCGCCAGCGTCATGGAAAAGGCTCTGGAGATCGTTCTGGACGACGATGTCAGCCACGAAGCGATCCGCGCTGCGGTCAAGGATGTCCTGCTCCCCGGCAGGGGCACCTGTCGCGTGCGCTGGAAGCCGCTGATCGAGAGCCAGCCGATCCCCGACCCCACCATGGGAGGCTCCCTCACCCTGCCCGGAGAGGCCCAGCCCGCCGAGGAGGATGTGAAAATCTGGGAGACCGTCAATGACGAGTACGTCTACTGGGAGGACATCCTGTTCGATCCAGTCAGACAATTTGCCGACGGCTCTTGGGTGGGTTTCCGGCATCTTTTCGACAAGCAGAGCCTTCTCGGGGAGTTCCCCGACAGCGAGCAACTGCAACGTCTCGAACAGACCGATAAACTGGACGAAATCCTCCGTTGGACTGAGGAGAGCGCCGCCAAGAACGCGGTTGGAGGTGGTGGAGCCCTGAAGACCGCCGAGAAACTCGGCGATGTCATCAAGAAGGCCATGGTCTGGGAAATCTGGGACAAGACCTCCCGCAAGATCATCTGGTTCATCCGCGAGACCTCGGGGATCGTCCTGCGGGTCGATGAAGACATCCTCGGCCTCAACAATTTCTACCCGGTGCCGAAGCCCCTGCTGGCGGTGACCACAACCGACACCATGCTCCCAAGGGCCTACTACGATCTCTATGCCAACCTCGCGCAGGACCTCGAAGAGACCTCCGAGAGGATTAGTCGGCTAACGGAAAAGATCAAAGTGCGCGGCGGCTACAACAGCGCCTCACGCGACATCGCCGACATGCTGACAGCGGCAGACGGCAAGATGATCCCCGTCGTCGGCGTCGACATGATGCAGGGCGGGCTCCAGAACCACATCTGGATCGTGCCGATCGTGGACTGGGTCAACGCGCTGAAGGAACTCTACCTCGCCAGAGAGCAGATCAAGCAGGCGATCTACGAGGTGATGGGCATCTCCGACATCATGCGCGGCGCGACCAACCCGCACGAAACCGCCACCGCCCAGCGCATCAAGGGAACGATGGGCGTCGGTCGCCTGTCCGACCAGAAGCAACTGGTGGCCAATTTCGTCCGCGATCTGCTGCGGATGAAGGCCGAGATCATCGCCAAGAACTTCGACGCCCAGACGCTGACCAAGATGACCGGAGAGGATGTCACCCCCGAGGTCGAAGCGATCCTCAAGGGCGACTTCTCCCGCACCTGTTCCATCGACATCGAGACCGACAGCACGGTCGAACTCGATGAGACCATGGAGCAGGAGAGCAACGCCAAGATGCTGATGGCGATGCAAGGCATCATGACCGGCATGCAGGGCCTGCTGATGACCGGGGTACTCCCTCCTCCGATGGTCATGCAGTTCGGCATCGAGTTGATGAAGATGATGCTCCACCCGATCCGCGGCTCCAGAGGCGTCATCGAAATCCTCAACGACTTCCAAGAACAACTTCAGGCACAGATCATGTCGCCGCCGCCCGGTGGAATGCCAATGGGCCCTCCCGGAATGCCACCTCCCGGGATGGCTCCTCCCATGGGGGCTCCACCTCCACCCCCCGGAGCCCCCATGCCGGGAGGGCCACCGCCCGGAATGCCGCCACCCATGATGAATGGAGGACCGCCGCAGTGATCTCCGCTCTCATCTCGCTGATCGTCTGGCTGCTGGTCGTCGGCATCCTGTACTGGATCGTCATCTACGTGCTGGACGCGGTTCCCATCCCCGACCCGCCGAACAGGATCATCAAGATCGTGCTGGCGGTGGTGCTGGCCTTGGTGGTCCTGCTGGCCGTTCTCGATCTCTTGGGCGTCCACAGCGGCGTCAACTTCCCGCGCATTGGTGGTGCCACGTGAAACACGAACGCAAGCGCCCCCTGCACGGGTTGAAGGTGCTGGCCAAGCCGAAGCCAGCGGCCAATCCGAGCCTTGTCGCTGGCAAGAACATGCAGCAGGCGAAACCTGTCACCCTCGCCAAGGTGTGGGGCAAATGAAAACGCTGGGCTTCCTCGTCTGGGCGGCAGGGTACCGGAACTCTTGGCTTGGTCGTTATCTGAGGCCGAGGAGGCTCAAATGATCGACCGCGAAGCCTACTTCGAGGCGGTGCGCGACAGCCTGTTTCAGGGCTCCATGGAGCAAATCCAAGTTGATGGCCAGAACGTTATCGTCGGCCTGTGGGACTATCAGGCGACCGGCACCCCGATGACCGATCTCCGATGGCTCGCCTACATCCTCGCGACCACCTACCACGAAACCGCGCAGCAGATGTGGCCCATCGAAGAGTACGGCGCTGGTGCCGGGAAAGAGTATGGAGAGCCCGACGAATATGGCAATTCGTTCTACGGTCGCGGGTTTGTGCAACTCACTTGGAAAGAGAATTATGAGCGTGCCAGTGCTATTCTGGGGCTCATTGATTTTCGTGATCTTGGTCGGCACCCTACTCTTGCTCTTGACTCCCTTATAGCCGCCAGAGTGATGTTTAGAGGCATGGCTGAGGGGTGGTTTACTGGTAAACAACTTGGTGAATACTTCAACGACAGCACCGATGACCCGATCAATGCGCGCCAGATCATCAACGGCAACGACAAGGACGAACTGATCGCCGGATACCACGACACCTTTCTGGAAGCCTTGCAGGACGCCCAGTTGCGGACGGCGTGGGCGGTGTGATGGATCAACTGGGCCCCGAACGACTTATTGCCGACAGTGGCGGGATCGTCCCGGCCACTTTCCCAGAAGGAAATGGCAATGAGCACTCAGAACCCGCGCCCGGGTCAGGGCGGAGACGACAAGGACCGCGACACCGACGATAAGCGCGGCGGTGGCGAAGGCTCGCAGCAGAAGCCCGGCCAGAAGCCCGGTCAGGGCGGACAGAGCGACCGGCCCGGTCAGAGCCCCGGTCAGGGCGGACAGGACCGCTAACCAGTAACCGGCGCAGGAAACGAACCCAGTCCTCGTTTCCTGCGCCACCCAAAGGAGGGTACCATGGCCAAGAAAGCCAACGTTTCGACCACTGAAGAAGGCGAAGATGATGTCGCCGACGTGACCAAGTCCGAACTGAAGAAGGTCGATGCCGATCGCCAGTCGGGCAACAAGCCGACGGCTTCGTCCTATCGCTTCAAGGGCGTGCAGGACTGGCGCGAGCATCCCGACTGGACGACCTTCAGGACGGATGTCGAGAACACCGCCGCTGGCGATCTCAACTGGCCGCCGAAGGAGCCCTATCCGACCGGCAACCCGCCCACCCCGGAGAGCCAGTACGCGCAAATCCATGGGCGTCTGCCGGGCGACGACAACACGCCCAAGGTGAAGGGTGCCCGCGACGAGCCCAAGCCCCAGAAAGGCGACTGACCATGGCCCAGACCGCTCACTCCCTCGACCCGGCCAAGCCTGCCACCAATTTGATGAGCATCGATCCGCTCAACTGGCACCGCTACCCGGCCCCGATCACCCGCACCATGCTGGCCCGCGCCTACGAACCCGGTGCCACCTACACCTACAATGGCGGCCAGTTCGGCGACGAGACCGTGGCCGAGAGCAACGTGCTGGTCGATGACCGTGGCTTCGGCGACTACGGTCCCCGAACGCAGACCGAGAAGGCGGCGGCAATGGGCGTGCCCATCGTGACCGACCTCGGCGTTCCCCGTGGCTACATCGACCCGCAGGAGCCCTATGGTGCCGCCCCAGTATCCCCGACCGACGACCCGACCATCTCCTCACTTGCCCCCAACACCGGGGTCAGCGGAGGCTCCCCCATCTGGGTGACCATCACCGGCACCAAGTTCACGGTCTGGAGCCAAGTCGAGACCGGCGGCGTCATCACGCCCTACACGCGGTACTTCTCTCCGACGCGGATCGACATGCTACAGGACCCGCGCTCGACCCCCGGCACCGTCGTCGTCAAGGTCATCGACCACGGCGTCAAGTCGGCGGGCTCCAACTTCACCTTCACCTGAGGGCCCAGCGATGACCAAGACCGTCGACCCCGACTGGCACGCCTCTTCGCCAGTCCCCAAGGAAGCCTACATCCCTGCCATCGGAGCCCCGCCGGAAGATGTCTGGGTGATGGGCAACCACCCCACCCACAACCCGGACGGCGTCACCAACTCCAACGTCGACTACTACCCCAAGACCCAAGAGGAGAAGGCCGAGCGGATCGAGGTCGATATGGTGGAACTCACCAATGTCGAGCCGAACGAGCCCTATCCCGAGGGTGATCCGCCCGACATGGAGGACGCGGTTCGTCTCACCCACGAACTGCATACCGAACAGGAACTGGTGGGTGCCGAGAACTGGCACACCCAGCATGAAGCCAACCTCGCCGCCGGTGGCATGGCGCTGCCGGAAGACGTAGTACTGCCGCCGGAACTGGCACTGCCACCGGAGGCCGACGATGCTGATACACGGAGCCCGACCAAAGACCGAGCCGGAAGTCGTAAAGGCAAGGCTCGCCGATCTCGCTGAGGAGTTCGCCCGTTTTACCGATTTGCTCCACAAGTTCGACGGCACCATGCCGGGGGCCGAGTTCGGGGGCTCGGAGATGAGGACCGCGCATGGCTTTTTGAACACGGCGTGGCTGTGGGCGAAGGAGGCGATCGAGAAGAACTGATGCCGAGCACCAGCGAAAAGCAGCGCCGCGCCATGCAGGCGGCGGCGCACGGCAAGTCGACCCTTGGCATCCCCAAGAGCGTCGGCAAGGAATTTGTGAAGGCCGACGCCGCACAGAAGCGGCAAAAGTTGGCCAAGGTAATGAAGAGGAAGAAATGACGGTCTGGGTGATCCGCAACGGCCAACTGGTCGAGAAACGTAATTTCGCAGAGGCGCGTGCCGACAACAGGTCGATCTTCCCATCCCCGAGGCTCTCTCGGCTGGAGCCCTACGAGAGCCCCATCGACGGCCACGAAGTCACGTCATGGGGCGAACGTGATAGAGAGATGCGGGCCAACGACGCCTATGACCCCAGAGATTTCAAGGTAGAGCGCAATGTCAGACCAGAGCCCCAACCCGACCAACCCGAACTCCCCTTCTGGACCGACCCCATCTGAGGCTCCAGAAAGCCCCAATCCATCCCTGCGCGAGACCATCGAGCAGGCCTACGACGCCCCGGAAAGCACTGACCCTGCTGGACAAACCGACCGGGCGAGAGATAACTATGGCCGCTTCGTCGCAAAAGACCGCGTCGAGCCGGGTGAAGCAGAGCCCCCCGCTCCCAGCCCCGAAAAGCCGATTACTGAGACCCAGACCCGAACCGAGCCAGCCCCCGAGGGGAGTAGCACTCAGGTCCCGGAGCACTGGAGCGCCGAGTTAAAAGCCGACTTTTCCAAGTTGCAGCCAGAGGGACAGCGCATCCTTCTGAACCGCCACAGGGAAATGGAAGCCGATTACACGCGCAAGTCTCAGGCGATGAGTGGAGCAGTCAACTTCACCCAAGCGCTGACGCCTGTCTTCACCGATCCCGAGATTTCGGGGTCGTTGCAGCGGGAGGGCATCAACGCCGTGCAGGCCATCCAGCAATGGGCGACCTTCCACAAGCAGGCGATGAGCCCCGATGTGAGAAATCGCATCAACCTGCTGGTAGACCTGTCGCAGCGCATGGGGCTTGACCCAGCCCGCCTCTTCGCCAGCCAGAGCCCGCAGCCCGTCCCGGGCCTCAAGCCAGAGGACCAGAACGATCCTGCGATCCGTTATTTTGCCGACCATCTCGGTCGTACTTCGAGCGAAATATCCGCTCTCAAGAACCAGTTAGAGCAAATGCGCCAGTCCGAGGCGCAGCAGCGTGAGCAGGAGAGCCTTCAGGCGACACGATGGAATATCGATCAGTTCGCTGCCGAGAAAGGACCCAACGGGCAACCGCTGCGGCCATTTTTCGACGACGTGATCGGAGACATCATCGAGTTGTTCAAGGCCAATCCC